GGGTGGTCATTCAGGCTGATCACTACCTTGCCCTTGCACTCACGCCCCAAGCGGGCCATCTGTTCGTACTGATCCACACCGAATTCCGTGCCATACCCTGCCGTTTCATAGTAGGGCGGGTCGCAGTAGAACAGCGTGTCGGGGCGATCATAGCGCTCGAACATTTTTGCCCAATCTCCCTGCTCCAGCGTCACCTGTGACAGCCGGGCATGAGCGTCGACCAGGTCATTCTCCAATGTCAGCAGGTTGAATTTCGGGCGAGTAGTCGCGGCCGTACCGAAGGTCTGCCCTGTAGCTTTGCCCCCGAAGGCAAGCTTCTGCAGGTAGAGAAACCGCGCAGCGCGCTGCACATCGGTCAGCGTTTCCGGGGGCGTGTCTCGCAGCCAGGACCACTGATCCCGGCTGACCAGCACCCACTTGAACTGCTTATACAGTTCCTCCAAGTGATGCTTGACCACCCGATACAGGTTGACGATCTCGCCATTGATATCGTTAAGCACCTCAACCTGTGACGGTGACTTCGCGAAGAAAATACCCCCCGCCCCAGCAAACACCTCTACATAGCAGCTGTGCGTGGGAAACAAGGGAATGATTGAACTCGCCAGACGGGACTTTCCACCCATCCACGGGAACAGCGGTTTAGCCATTGGGGATTCCTCATATTTGCCGATTAAGGTAGGCTCACCGCGCTGTGTCGACACAGCGGCGGGCCTTGCTTGGCAAACGAGGTATGCTCTCGCTTGTTAGGACCACCCAGGTGTTACAGCACCCGGGTGGTGCCCGTCTCTCACACCTGAACGGTGTAGGAAGGTAGGTTCGTGGCCTGGCCCCGAATTTCTCTTACGCTTAGCAGTGGCTCACACCTCGACGGTCGATACCGTCAACACCGGCACTTCATAAGACAGCCTGCCGTTTTCGATCATTGCCTTCTTGGTTGCGGCCACATCTTCGCCTTTAACGGTGATGCTCACGCCGTCACGGGTTTGCACGGTGCTGGTGCCGTCGCCGTTGTTGCTCTGCACAGTGACCACATACCGGCCCTCGCCTTGCAGCAAGCGCCGGAACTTCAGCCAGGGGTTACGGGTACTCATGCGCTGCGCTCCAGGGTCACGGATTGATAAATCTCGGCACCGCCCGCTTTCTGCACACTGATCGACACAGCAAGCACCAGGGCCATGTAGTCGAGCAAAGGGTCATCGTGCATGACTTTCACGATCATCCCAGGCAGAACCACCCCCGGCGCAGCCCCGGACTCAGGAATGAGCACGCTCAGGGTTTCCACCACCTTGTTCCCTGCCCCGGCCAATTCGGCTGTACCGCGGCTAATGGCGGGCTGGCTATCAGTGATCAGGTCTTCGTAAATGTCAGGCATCGGGGCCGTGCCACCACTGCCAGCCCGCTGCACATCAACGGCCACACCTTGGCTAACACCGCTCACATAGCAGGCATTGAACGCGGGGGCCGGTTCGTACTGCGCGGAGCGCGAGCGCACCATGCCAATATAGATGCCTGCATCCGGCGTCGCCGTTTCCCAATTCCACGGCGCCACCTTGTAGCGAGGCTGCACGGTCCAGCTATCTGCCGCCATGGCAGGCACCATAATCCCGCCTGCCGCCGTTACAATTTGCGCCACCACCTGCGCCGGCGACTTATCACGGAAGCTCAACGCTCCTGCCGGGATCGGCCAATCCGGAAGGTCCTCATCGTTTCCGGTTGGCCAAGTCAGGGAGAAACCCGTGTTTTGCAGCTCTGCCGTTGCCGCCTGGGCAGCCGTGGTAGCGCTTGCGTTGGTATAGCTGCGAGTCGGCGCGAATGGCGCAGCCATATACTGCGTGCGGCTCACACCGGTGATGGTGAATTTTTCAGTAGGGAAACGCTCATCACTGGTGTAGCGCTCGATAGAGAATACCCAGTCGTGGGAGTTGATCGTCACGCTGATATCTTTCATGCCGCCGGCACCAGGCGCCACCAGCGCCAAAGAGCCCTGCCCGTAGAGCGTGCCGGAGAATTTCCACGCCCATGAATCGATATCCAGCCCGATGGTCACCCCTTGAATATCCAGCGGTGTACCCGTCGCAACGTCCGTAATTTGCAGCGTATTCATAATCAGATAGACCGTTTTGAATTCCGGCGGCTCCACCGGATCAGGGTCCGGGTTTGGCTCCACAGGGTATGGGAGGTTGTAGTCATGCCAAACGCTCTGCCCAGCGCCCCACGGTAGGCGCTGACCGCGATCGCGTGGCTCAGCCTGGCGGGCTGTGATTCGGTACGTCACGTCGTGGGGCACGCTCGGTCGCGACGGCTTCACCCAGCCGAACCGAAGCTCGACGTTATCCGGGTCTGTAATCTCAATCGTGCCCGAGTCCGTGGCGAGCGTGATCGTGGTGGCCGCGTCGGTCTGCAGGAGCGCGTAGCGTTCGGCCGCGTCGTCGTAAACCGTGCCGGTCAGGTTCACCGAGTACCAGGCAAAGCCTCTCTCTGCATCTCTGGCAGGCGTTTTCATTACCCAGGAGCTGACGTAGCCCATACGGTCGATCGCGAACGCTCGGCCCCAAGAAAGGCCCTGCTCGCGATCGCGGGAGCCGGACTGACTCCACGGCGCCGCACGCTCGCCCTGCTTGGTGTCTGCCAGCCCCCAAGCCAGCACACCGGCGCTATCCTTCTGACCGGATGCCTCGAAGCGGGCACGGATCCCGAGATCCTGGTCGGTCGCCCGGATCCAGCGCAGGCCGCGCTCGCCGTCCGCTGGTGTCGCCGGGGTGATCGTAATCGAGGTCGACCCCTGAGCGGATCCCGCCCGTTGAATAGGCGCCAGGTACTCAGCGAAAAGCGTCGGCTTTAACCACGGCAGCGGCGGGGCCAGTCCGTCGGTAAAATCGAGAACAAGCGCGATCGGGTCGACCGGGGCGATGTACGGCCCAGCCCTCAGATCCAGATCAACGCTGTCCCACTGCTCTACGGCATAGCTCACCGGTCAGACCTTGTACCGAACCATAACAATCCCGCTGCCACCTGGCCCAGTCTCCTCGGGAGCCCTTGTTTGGGTCGTGCTCAAACTGCCCCCACCCCCACCGCCAGTGTTAGGGGTGCCGGCGACAGGAAGCGGCTCACCTCCAACGCCAGCGCCATCCCCACCACCGCCGGTGCCGCCGGATCCGCTACCGGCACCCCCACCCCCACCCCCAAGGGTTTCGCTAGCGCCTCTAAAGTCAACAGTCTTGCCGCTGCCGCCTGACCCACCGACACCGCTAGCTGGAGCGCTCTCCCCAGCCGCGCCAGCGCCACCGCCGCCGCCCCCCGCTCTCTGGTAGGCCGCGCCTCCCCGGCCATCGCCGCCGGCAAAACCTTGGCTAGAAGCGCCAGCGCCGCCCGCCATGTCGCTGCCATTGATTCCCCCGCCACCTCCGCCACCGGAGCCGCCGTTATTGCCTACTGAGTTATCATCGACGTAGGCACCGCCACCGCCACCGCCCTCTGCAGCAAAACCAAATGCCGAGCTATCGCCACCATTCGCCCCCTTGAAAGGCATGCCGGTGTACTCAGGATTCAGGCCTCCATCACCAACAATCACGGAATAAGTGCCCTCAGTGAGAGAGATAGAATCCTCAACGACGCCGCCACCGCCACCACCGCCAGAGGCGCCATACTGCCAAGGCGAACCGCCTGCGCCCCCGCCTGCGACGATAAGAAACTCGACGTTTACGTCTCCGCTAACAACAAGATCTCCGTCAGACTCGAAAACATGGACCCTGTACGCCTCGCCTTCGATATCGACGATACTCTCTATGCCGCCGGTCGCTGATCCAGAGCTATCAGGTAGAGCACCTTTAAGGGGGCCACTCGCCACCGGCCGGTAGTACGGCAAGGCATTGAAAGTGACGCTCCCACTTGTGACGCTCCCGCCCGTTGACCAGGTCGGCTCCTCGGTGCCGGTAGTGCCGGCGGCCGTCACTTTGTACACATATCCGTTAGGGGTAGACGGGTGGACTACCTGCCCCGCATTGAGGGCGGTTTCCGGGGCGAAGTCGTCGCCGTATTCGTCCAGAGCCAACGCAATAACAGCGCCCGCCCAATCGTTGTAAGTGATATCGAACGTGCCATCGCCAGCACTTTGCCCTTCAGCCACCACCTGCCGCCCTGCTGGGTCATCCTTGATGACAATCACATCACGGGCAGCAGCCACACCGTCGATTTTCACCGTGCCCGCGACACGCGCCTGAGTAGCCATCAGTTGTGATCCCCTCGCAATTCGATTTTGAGCTGGTCGTCGTCGACGGTGGCCTGGCCGGGCAGGATGGTGCGAATCATCCAGAGCGGCGCGGCTGCGGCGTCGGTATCAAAGCGCGTGGTGTTGCCCACGCTCCAGCCAGCCCCCCAACCATCCGCCTTGATCGTGAAATACGGCGTGCCGGTTTGCGGGTTAACGGGGGAAAAATCCACTGCCGTGGTTCCAGTGGCCACAAGGCCACGCTCCTCGCCGTAAAGCTCGAAGGCAGTTGTCGACGTAAATTTGATCTTCCACCGCTCGGGCACACTGCCCCGGTTGTCGATCGCGACCGGGTAGGCGATCAAGTTGTAATTTGCGGTGGTCTCTTGGCCGGTGCCGTCGTAGTCGCCCGGGTCCACGGTGTAGCTCACCCAGTTGCGCACACGGGCGCGCAGGTCGCCCAGGTACACGGCTGAGGCGACCCATGTGTCATTGGCTGGAAAGTCGTGATAGAGCGGCTGCGCCAGTTGCAAGGTGCCATCGATACGGGCCTCTGTGCAGAGCGCCATATCGTCAATCCGGTGGACAAAGTGCAAGTCACCGCTCAGAGCGTTACTGTCGGCGTCTTGCGCAGTGAAAGGGTTGGCGAGGGTGGCAGTGCCGGCGGCCTTGTCCAGCGCATACATGGCCGGGTCCAGCCGCGTCCCTGCATCATCTTCAATCCAGGCATCGTGGAGCAGGTCCCGCCCGGCATTTACCACCAGGTCAGCCGCCGGGCTGGCGATCAAATCCTTCTGGGTATGGGTAAGCACGAGAATATCGGCATCACGCAAAATCGGGACGCGCCCGTCAGCAGGTAGCCGCACCGGATCGAGGCCCAAGATGGCAGGATCAAGCGGGATCTGCTTAAAGCTCACGGCGTTGTAGTACAGGCTTTCTGCCGTTACAGGCACCGGAAACTGAATCTCTACGATACCATCCTTGAGCGTTACCTCGCCGGTAATGCCATCACCGGTAACAACGCCCTGATTATCAGCCTCACCGTTGTACTGCTCGCCTGTCGCGAAGTTATTCGCACGCACCGTAAAACCATTCGGGCGCAGCGGCGCCGCCGCTGTTCGGAAGGTCGCCCCACGGGTGACGCTCCAGTCGTCGCCAATCAGAATTGAGATGGGCGTCACCGTGGCCGATACAGGCCGCCCTGAATAGCTACTGATCGTAACCAAGCCAGACGTATAACTAATCGTCCCGAGCGCAGTGCCCGTTCCCGTGGAGGTGCTGTAGTTTCTCAGCAGCCGCCCTTCTCCGTCATCGAACCACAGCTCACCATCAATACTTAACACGACGCTACCAGGCACAATCGGCGAGCTTTCCGTGATATAGAAACGCCAGTCTTGATCTGTACCCGCAAACAGTTCTTGGGCCGTTACTTCTGTGCCCACCGCAAGTTGGTAGCCCACATCAACATCGTGGCTACGAATTTCCTCTGTCTCTACCGTTGCCCGGTACGACGCCGCCGAACCACTCAGGGAAGAACGGGTAACCATTCGGATTGTTGCCATGGTGCGAACCTTATGCGTTGACCTGTTTCAGGAAGGTGTTACCGGCGATAACAAGCTGGCCGGTGGAATAATTCACAGTACCGATCACCAAAAAATCCCGACGACTCATCAGCGATCCGTTGCCGTTGTCCGTTACCCAGTGGGATTGATCGATATAGTTAGTGCTAAGCGCTTGGCCAACATCATTCTCAACCGTCCGCTTGACCGACTTGGTGATGGTGAAATCCACAGAACCCGGCTCAATACTGGACTCCGTTTCAATCACGATATCCGCCTGGCTGCTGTTGTTCGGCACAGTGACAGTTGTTGTGAGTTCGGCCTCATCCTTGTGCGTGTAGTCGACAGTCACATCGCCATCAGCCTGAAGCGCGGTGGTAATATCAATTTCACCGCGGGCATAGTTAATCTGCCCTGTGGCGTCGCCGGTAATAGAACCATCGCCGGCCACATCGGTGGCCGTTTTTTGAACACTACTGGCTTCCCAGGTGAGCGTGACAGACCCAGCAATCACCTTGCGGTTTGCCAGGCGAATGCTCAGTGGGGTAACGCCTGCGTAGGCCTCCGGGTCCTGAACGTAAATGCTTGAATCTGTCCAGCGGTAGAACAGCACAGAGCCCGCATCTGGCTGCGCTTGCAGAGTGGCGATAACACTGCCCGAGTCGTAACTCACCTGCCCTGAGCCATCGCCCACCATGTTGCCGGTGCCATCGTCACGGATGGTGTACCACTTGCCCAAATAGCGATAACTCAGGTGCAAGGATAGCGGCGCGGGCGCCGGATCAAGGCTGAGCACGTAGTTGAAGTTTCGGTTGGAATCCTCAATCTCGATGCTACCGGTATTGGGAATTTGCTGGCGCAGAGCCCCCGGCTTATAGGAAAGCGTCGTTGCTCCAGACGCACTACCCGCCCATGCGATCGCGCCCGTTGCATAATCAATGGTGCTGCCTTCCAGCCCAGCGGGCACCCCACCACTGGTGACGAATATGCCGCCCTTATCGCTGTAGGTTTCCCCTGCCAGCGAGAGCGACACAGACCCCGGCACCACCGCCGTTGGCAGCGTCGAGGTTTCGCCACTGGCCACCGTGACAGCCAAGCTCACGCTATCGGAGCCACCGGCCACAATTTGGTTCACATAACCGCCAGGGCGCTGATCGATCACCGCCGTTTCATTGCTGGCCGTGGGGATGATCGGGGCGAAGGTATCCGCTACCTGAATGGATAAATCACCAGAAGACGCAGCCACCCCAAGCGAGGTGGAGCCGTAATACTTGGCAGACGTAGCGGGCTGGGTGCTATAGATCAGCGAAGGCCCCGCTGGTTTGGGGCTCGGGTCTGACGCTGGGTAATCGCGCTTTAGCTCTGCAGACAGTTCCAGAATGTACTGGTCCGCTTTGAACGTGCGAATATCGCCACCGTTCACTTCATAAGTGAAGGTCGCTTCAATGTGCTGCACATTGAGGATCTTGATGAACTGCTGGGTGCCAAGATCCTGCCCCTCTTGGAGCAACAGCGTGTCGCCAATCTCAGGCGCCGCAATATTATTCACCGTTGGTGCATAGCAAATGATTGAGCGCTGACCTTGCAGCTGGTTGCCCCGCAGCGCCAAACCGGTGACAGGGCCGGGAATCACAAACGATTCCACCCGCTGCCGCGCCGCCTCGCGCTCATCGTAGAAATCCTGCGTGGTAAACAGCAAACCAGACACATTCGGGTCCAGCGGCTGGGCACTCAAAATAGAGTGCGCATCCAGGTAAAGGTCTGTGGTTGCGGTATCCACTTTCAAAAACGCCTTACGCAAGCTCACTTCACCGTAGGTTCTGTCCACACGGGAAATGTCCTCGAAGAGGTTATTGATATCGCCATCAATCACCTCGTTACCCGTCATCTGCCCACCGCCATCTTCATTGTCGGTGAGCCGTTCGGGCTGCATCAGTTTGATATCGTCGCTTGTGATCGCCACGCGGGGGCTCCTATTGCGGGGGCTCTACAGTCAGCAGCCGGAGGGTCGCGGTGTACCACGCCCCCGGCTCCAGGCTGATATGGGTGTGTTCTTTAATCGGAGTGGCCTCAACGGCAACACCCCGGGCGCGGTCAAACACAACGGAAAATTCACGGGCGTCATCCAACGTGAGCTCCATTGCACCCAACCCTGCAGATTCTTTGGCCACCAGAGCATCCAGCGTGGCCCGTTCCAGCCAGCCCACCAGCGTCACTGCCTGGCCGTACTGCTTCACGCCACTTTGAATAATCATGCCGCCAGTGAGGCTGCGCTCTTGAGCCTGGGCCACGCCGTTGTGGCTGAATTCGTCTTGCCAGATTAGGTTGTCGGTGAGGTCGATCTCATCAAGCGTCACTGCGTTGCCCTCATGCCGGCTTCATTCAGGAATTCCATCAGCCTGTTCACGTCATCCGGATCACCGGACAGTGAAGACGTACCGCCATTCGGTAGCGCAATTTCAACACGCTGGGTGGGCGTATTAGGCTGGGTCGTTGCCTGCTGGCCACCGCCCTGCCCTTGCGCCTGCTGGATGCGTTGTTGCCGCGCATCCGCCTGCGCCTTCACTTCTTCCTGTTTCAGGTCCTGTACGCGCTGGCGGTAAATTTGCTCGTTAATCTTCATGGCCTCGGCGTACTCACGAGCCGCGCGGCTTGCCCCTTGCTCGGACGCGGCTTTCATTTGCCGCTGCAGATCCTTCTGCCGTTCCTCAAACCGCCGCCGCTCAATATCCTGCGCGGTGCCGTTCATGTTGATCAGCTCGGTGCGTAGGCTCTCCGTGGTACTCGCCGCACTGTCGGCCAGGCCATCGAGCTGCTGCTTGGCGCTTTCAATCGCCGACTTCAGGGTGGACAGCTTCTCTTCGCCCAGCAGCTTAGCCCCCTGCTTTGCCCGGCTTGCCGCACGCAGGAAGCTGTTGAGGTTGCCACCTTGGCGCGCCATGGCACGGTCGTAATTTTCCTGCGCGCTGGTCACTTGTTCCTGCACTGCCGCTTTTGTCTCGTAAACCGTTTTCAGCCAGGTGCCGATGCTCAACACAGCAAAGTCTGTTTGCTCTTTGTAGAGTCGGTCGAACAGTTCCCCCGCTCCCTCGCCGGTGTCGTAGAAGCTTTGGCGGATACCGGTAAAAATTTGCAGCAGTGCCGCACCGGCACTACCCGCTTTGCTGGCGCCTTGCTGGGCTTTGTTGCCCACCTCTTGCGCGGCTTGGCCTTGCTGCTGGTAGGCCTGCGTGGTTTTTTGGGCGGCCTGCGCTTTCTGGTTTTCGCCAGCAGTGGCTTGCTCGGTGGTTTT